AACAGTCTATTCCCGTGGATCAACACCGACGAACAGTGTCGTAAGTTCGTAGACGTGGCAGAACACGCTTATCGCAACAAGTACTTGCACCAGCAGAAGATGTATGCGTGCAACCGTGTTAAAGAAACGGTTGGTTGGGATTCAGTAGCTCTACAGTGGAAGCAGCACTTCTATAAGAAGCTCGGTCTGTATCTGCCGGTCGAAGAGTATCGCCGAGTAAGAGACATCAACGAACGCATTCATAGAGTGTTCGGCCGCCGCTTCTCCAATCCCGAGGAGTGGACTGTTCGTAAGCGACCGGAACAGAAGATCGTAGTAATCACTCCGTTCTACAACGCTAAAGACTATATCATCAAGTGTATCGAATCAGTCATGTCTCAAGACTATGACAACTGGAAGATGTATGTAATTAACGACGCGTCGACTGATGGACTTTATGACGTAGAATACGAGTCAAATATTGATTTCGATGATCGCGTCATCTTCATGGAAAACTCTCAAAATGTCGGCGCAGTAAGGAATCAAGTCGCGACTATCAGAAGCTTAAACCATGACGACATAGTAATCCTCCTTGACGGCGACGACGCTCTTGTCAATGATCCGCACATCTTTGACAAGTACAACAACATGTTCCATGACGGGGTGCAGTTCGCGTACGGATCCTGCTGGTCGATGGCAGACAACATCCCGTTGATCGCGCAAGAGTATCCGCCGGAAGTAAAAGCAAACAAGTGCTATCGTCAGTACAAGTTCAATTGGGGGATGCCATATCCTCATCTCAGAGTATTTCGACAGCATCTTATCAGGCAGATTCCGGACAGCAATTTCAAGGACGCTGATGGTAACTGGTACAAAGCCGGCGGCGACAACTCTGTTTTCTACGGTCTGATAGAGCAGGCAGAACCGAGCAAGATCAAAGCTGTATCAGACATCGTCTATATTTATAATGACAAGAACCCGCTAAACGACTACAAGGTGAATGCTGAGGAGCAGAACAAGAACATGGAATTCATTGTGCACGGTGGCGGCCGCATGACCATTAGTGAGCCGACCAAGAAGATCTTGATCGCTATCCCGACTGCTCGGTATATCGAGCCCGAGACGTTTAAGGCCATCTATGATCTGGAAGTTCCGGACGGATACGAGACCGACTTTCAGTTCTTCTACGGTTACAACATCGACCAGATTCGCAACCTGATCGCTCACTGGGCCACGCGCTATGACTACCTGTTTTCGGTGGATTCGGACATCGCCATGCCGAGTGATACTCTGAAGAAGCTGCTGGCTCATGATAAAGACATCGTCACGGGCATGTATATCCAGAGAATTCCGGGAACACATGAGCTAGAGATCTACGGCTACGGCGGCCGTATGTCCTATGACCAGCTGAAGGATCGCGGACTCGTCGAGATCGACGGGTGTGGATTCGGCTGCGTGCTAGTAAAGAGCGAAGTATTCAATGCGGTCGGATATCCGCAGTTTGTCTATCACTCTGCCATCGATCACAAGGATACCATCTCAGAAGACACAGACTTCTGCAAGAAAGCCAAGGATAAGGGATTCAGGGTGTTCGTAGATACTAGCATCAAGTGTGGCCACAAGGGTCACGCGTGGTACAACGTGGACTAGAAAGTACCGTCGTCGATACGTCTGACTATGTACGTGGCAGTGTTGGCGTTATAGACCAGCACGCCTCCGTCGACGGCATCTGAAGCATCGACGTCTGCCAGCGAGGCCATGTTGTTGATCTTCAGGGCCGCCGGATTGTTCTTTAGATCAAGAGCCGGCTGCGTAGCGGGGGAATTTACTCCCCCGACGTTTACCTTGATTCTTGATGTCTGTCTAATAGTGGCTTTGATTGCCATTAGCGTGTGACTCTAGGAGTTACAGTGACGATGCCCTCTACGATACGTGTTATCGTATTGGAAGCATCTGCTACCTTCACGTCATAGACGTAGCGACCAAACTCTAGGTTGGCAGTCTGATTTGCAGTAAGAGACAGCGTAATTATACCGGCCGCCGTATTGGTTCCGGTGTTTGCTACGAACACTGCCGCGGCATTAGACGAGCTATACCACCTACGAATCTGCGCCGTCGCGGTATAGGCGGCCAGATCGATGGGATCGTCGTTCTCGTCAGTAAGATCGATCGTAGTAGAGAACGTAGTTCCCTGGTCTATAGTGATGTTAGCTTTTGTAGCCATGTTAGACCGTGATCATCGTCCTGTGAATCTTGGCGCCGATACTAGTGTTCGAAGTAGGAACACACTGCAGGCTCAAGAGAGTTGAGTTTGCTATAGCCGAAAATGTTCCCAGCGATACGCCGCTGGTGATGATGCCATATTCGGTCACATACGCGCTAGAGCCGTCATGCACTACTAGGAGCTTGCTGACCTGATACTGCGTGGCATTGGCTAGCTGCACGAGATATTCTGCCGACCTATAGGCTGCTGCCGAGAAGGCGTCTACCGTCTGCAACGAGGTGTTGGCGAACGTATAGGTGTTTACGGCCGTAGTGCTGACCGAACCCATGTTGAACGTCTTCGACACGGACAGGTTAGACGAGAACGTGACGAAGCCAGACGTCGAGTTACCAAGGCTATAGAGGTTGTCAGTTACGGGAATAGTATTTCCCGTAGCGAAACTCGTGCCGACAAACGTAGTAGTTCCGTTTACGAACAGGTTGCCTACTACTCTTAGATCACCCGCCACGTTAGCTGAAGTGTTGACGGTAGTGAAGCCATTGAATACTACGTTACCAGTGACCAGAAGCGTATTTGAAAAAGCTACGTTTCCAGTTACTGTCAATGTATTGGCGAGCTGGACGTTACCGGTAATTGCCACTGCGTTGGATAGCGTGACATTACCCGTGACAGCCACAGTATTCTGGAACGTAGCGTTGCCAGCTACAGAAATGGTATTCTGTAGAGTGGTGTTGCCGGTAACCAGAAGAGTATTCGAGAGCGTAGCGTTACCAGTCACTAGAAGAGTATTCGAAAGAGCTACGTTGCCCGTGACAGCTACTGTGTTCTGAAAAGTGGCATTACCCACATATAATGTAGAATTCGAGAACGTCGCGTTACTGGTGACTGCCAGCGTATTAGAGAGTGTGACGTTGCCGGTAACGGCGACTGTATTCTGAAATATAGCATTGCCTACATGCAATGTAGAATTTGAGAACGTAGCGTTGCCAGTCACGGCTACTGTATTTTGGAACGTAGAGTTACCGGTCACTAAGATAGTATTAGACAGGACCACGTTGCCGGTTACAGCCACTGTGTTCTGAAACGTGGCGTTGCCTACGTGTATAGAGCTATTCGATAGTGTGGCATTACCCGTTACTAACAGCGTATTAGAGAGTACGACGTTGCCAGTTACGGCTACAGTGTTCTGGAACGTGGCCGAGTTTACCGTCAGCAGAGAACTATTGACGGTCACGTTGGCGTTGTGCAGAGAATTGGCAGAGAACGTAGTGTTAGACGAGATGGTCAGCGTGTTGGCAGTAGAGATGTTGCCGCCGCGCAGGTTACCGGTGACCACCATCGTATTAGAAGAGAAGCTGCCGTTTACTGCGGCGTTACCGGTGGTCAGAGATCCGTTCGAAGAAGCATCTGCAGTCAACGCGTTGGACGAGATGATGTCGACCATCTGGTTGGTTCTCTCCAACCATACGCCGAAGCTCTGACTATTAGCTACTCTACTGATAGATATCGACATTAGTTCTTATTCCTTAGCAGGCTCAGGATCTCACCGAGTTGCTGTTTGATTTCGGTTACTTCTTGTTCCAGACGCCGATTGTCTTCGACTATAGTAGCCATGCGCGCCAGCTTTTCTCTCTCCTCACGGTATTTATCTAGACCACTCTTATCTATACTGAGCACTGCTTTGGATTCCTTGCTCTTTATTAAGTCTTTATGGTCTTTGATCTTGTAAAACTCCATGTTATACCTGCAGGGCCAGGGCTCTCATGTTCTTCATGATCGGAACCAGGATCGAGTTGTTTGATACCGGCACGATCTTGACTGCAAAGTTCTTATACGAGTCGTATACGACGTCGGTGTTAGTGACGTAGCGCACGATGCTATTGTTGTTGGCGTACAGGAACGCGCCAGACTGAGACTTCAGATCCGGAATGGTTCCGACTGTCACGTTGCTGGAACTGAACGACGGCACAGAAGACAGGGTCAGCGTGTTATTGGACGCCGCCACTACCTTTCTTACATTGAAGGTGCCCGTGCTTCCCGGCGTCACGTCCTTGAGATACACATATGTATTAGATGTATAATACGCGCTGTTTAGGACGGTGACGTTGGCGATAGAAGTATTAGTTACCGCCCCGTTCGGATCGATCATGGTGCTAGATGGCAGACCAAACTGAGCCTCGATGACGTCGTCACGATTTACGGGCGAGCTGAATAAAGCAGTGGTGGCATCCAGCTCCGGCATGTATGACCAGTCCTTGGAGCTAAACGAGTCAGTGTCAGACCCGTTGAGGAACTTGCCGTACACCAGGAACTGCGTTCCTACCGGGCGATAGATCGTCAGGTAGGTGATCAAGTCTTCGGCGTCCTGCTTGTCTGCGAGGATGACGTTCTTCGAGATGTATCGCGAAGCGCCGTAGTACCCGTTCTCTAGAGTCTCGTCGAAGTACGTGGAGACGGTGACGTTGGCCGTGGCGCCAGAAGTTCCGCCCGTGATCGTAGTATTAGAGAACGATCCGTTCGGAGAGTTGACTCTGATGTACGTATTGTTGGCTCCGTCCACCACTGCGGTATTAGAACCCTGTGTGATCGTCTCGCCGACCAGGAACTTGCCAGAAATGCCGGTTAGGTTTAGGTGGTAGCCGAGCAGCTGAGTCTGCGCCGTCGGCGAGTTATACGTAAGCACTACCGAGGTGCCAAGACGATCGATGTATGGCGCAGTCAGGTTGTTGGACGTACTCAGGTCAGCACGAATTAGCAGGGTACTATTAGATCCCGGCGCGCCGGCCAGCGCATTGCTTCGCGAGTATACCTTGCGTTCAGTATCGATGAACTCATTTGGAATATTGACCTGTGTCGTCATGTATGACGAGTCTACTACACCGGAATTTGAGTAACCGGAGTAAGAGAAGTCGATGGCCGTCTGTGCCGGCGCGATATAGTTGATCTGTGGCGTAAGGCTGTCGTATTGCTTATTTGCCACCGAAGAGATATTAGCAGAAGCGTTCGAGCTGAGGCCGAATATATACTGGTTTGCCGACGTAGCAAAGTTTAGTGTGCTATTAGAAGTCGGGTTGGTCAGGACCAGCTCTACTTCTTCTTGATCAGAGAACTGCAGCTTTGACTTGATAGTGGCAAATAGCTGACCGTCTCCGCGGATTCTACCGAACGTACACGTAGTATTCGTGAAGCTGGCGTTAGAGCTGATCGTTATGGCCGTGCTGTTGACGGCGCTGGCCACTCTGCGGAAATTGATGCTGGTCCTGTCAGAGGTCGTCAGGTAGATCCAGTTATTCACAGTAAGATCTGCGATGCTGGAATTTGGCACCATGACTGTCGTAGAATTTGCGACAGTCTGGGCATACGTATAGGTGCTATTAGACACCCATACCGTCTCTTGATTCAAGAACGTACCGACGGCGTTATTAATCTTGAGGAATTCCGTGTTGATCGGTCTAAAATAGACGTTGGCAGAAGTAGCAGTAAAACTGGCAGCATACATGTCATACTTCATACTCTCGTCGATGACCGGCGTAAACACTAGGTCATTAGAAGAGATGAATAGACTGCCCAGCTGGTTATTGGTGTAGATATCGGTCTGTGTCGCTACGTCTTTCTGACCTAGCTTAGACGTCCATACCAAGTACTCGTCATTGCCGCCGTCTGGAATCAGTACGAAGGCATACTGCGTATTGGTCTGAAGAAACGGTAGAGAATCGAATACAAAAGAAGTCGCAGTTGTAGCGGTATCGCTAGATGTTACGTCAGCCGAAGACAGACGTGATCTTCCACCCGCAATCACATTAGGAGTAGGAAATCCATTGTCTACGGTGCGTATCTCCATGGTGATACCATATGTAGAAGATACGGCTTTGAAGTAGACATCGATCTTGCTGAGAAAGACGCCATCAATACTAGTGTCTGGCTGCGATACTAGAAATGATTGTGCTATTGGCTTCATTAATTCATTTCTCTCTTATTAAAATCCGCCATCGCCCCACTGGAACGTATCCATATAGCTAACAGGATAGTATTCTACTACTGGAGCTGGAGGCGGAGGTGGTGTATAGACTTGAATCGGTGGTCCAGCTACGACGCCGTTCTGCTGAATGATCTGAGTGTCTGTTACCTGCGTCTGTGTCAGCTGCGCCTGACGAGTATTTAGTATTGACGAGCCATATGACGTAGATAGACCACTTGACATGTATGTAGTAGTAGCTTTAGTACTTATAGCACTTTCACCCTGCGACAGATCGGAGATATCTACTATCTTGAATTCCACGTCGCCTATCTTAAACGTAGAAGCAGGAATTGAGAATATACCTCTGACGGTACCATCGGTCTGCACGGTAAATGTATTTCCCCATGTCCCGCCATTTGCTGTATAATACGATGTAGTATTTGCTTGTATGCCCGCTGAAGAAAGAACATACAGCGATTGACCGTTGCTGGTTTTAGGCAGAGTTGCTATAGCAGTATTTACAGTTCCGGTATAGACATACATCGGCTTACAGTAGTCTGATACTCTTGTATTATTGAAGTATGGATATACTGTGGCGCCGGGCTTAAGACCACGAGCAGAGAAGAATACTTCTCGCGCCTGGACGTATGGCTTGATGCTGATGTCAGTGACGAACGTGCCAAGGTTAAGTGCATTGTTTGATGTAGTCAGACCCAGCTGAGATCCCGTACGTACCTGCTGCGTGGTAGTAGTGGTATTGATATTGGTGTAGTACGCGGTATTGATAGAGCCGTCTGCGTTATACGTAGAGCTCGCTGCTCCATTCTGATACGCAGCGCCATATGAAGTGCTCGAACTTGTAGTAACCCAGTTACCCCACGTAGTTCCCCACGCCCGCTGAGCATTCAGGTTAATCCAGTTCGAAGCCAAGTCGAGGTTATTCACTACGTCGGGTGAAGTAGTTCTGTCTGGCTGAAGATCGCCAGACGGCGACATGATGATAGAGCCTACCCAGTTATAGATATTACTGTCGATGGCGTTTCTATACTTAGAGGCGTATGGCTGCTGCTGCAGCAGAGTCTGAGTGAACTCGGGAACGATCTTATGACCAGTCTGACGAACATTGGTGCTAAGCGTGGTATCTACCACCAGTTCTTCGCTCCATGTCCTGAAGAACGGTCGCGCTTCCTGACGTGATGCGTCTACTGCGATCGAGTACTGTGGGTGCAGAGTATTGCCGATGTCGTGACCCTTGAACGGATCTACCAGGATACCGTTCTTGAATCGATTCTGACCAGTGGTACCAGAACGAACCAGGAGGCTAGCAGCTGACTGCTCAAGAAGAGACAGCGAAGTGTAGTACTCTAGGTTGGTGATACGATTAGCCAGCGTACCGATGTCGGACATCGTGTAGCGCTTGATCTGTGACAGCGTAATGACAGGAGCGTAGTCATAGCGATCGTAGGTCTTGGCGTCGATAGCTGACAGAGTAGGATACGGCGGGACGTCGATGACGCCCAGCGACATGGTGCCTGGCTGCTCGATCGGCGCTCTCGGATTTGTCTCCGAGATGCCTTCCGTGACCAGTAGCTGGCCGCCGGTAGTAACAGATACACGATCTCTACGAGGTAGATAATGAGCCAGATTTGCTGTATACAGCTGGTTCGGAGAGATGATATAGGCACCCAGAGTTCCAGAGATGCTCGAGTCGGTGGCACCCGAGAATGATATTGAAGTGTTAGGATTGACCGTAGCAGAAGCCAGAGTAGAGGTATGAACGGCAGTATTTGCGACGTAAGGTCTAAAGTCTACGCAGTCGCGCAGGTCGAATACCGAACCCTTCGTCGGCGAGGTGAAGCGCGGAATCTCAGCTGTAGTGATGGCGTCTGTGTTAGCGGCGCCGTTTACATCATCGATGGGATACGAACCGGCACTGAAGAATCCCTTACCAGCAGTATCTTCATGAGCAAAGTGATCCACACTGACCAGGATGAGGCTCCCGGCCGGCATCGCTGTGATGTTAGACTTCAGATAAGCTAGGTCGTAGTAAGCGTCGCGCTGGCCGTTGTCCAACGTAAACGAAGATACCGAGTCTACCACTGAGCTTGAATACGAGCCGGTGCTTACCCAGACGTGATTGATCTTTAGGGCGTCAGTTACGCCCAAGCACCACGGGCCGGTAGTGCCACCAGTATTATTTGCTGTATTGATCTTTACTAGAGTGTTACGCTTGATAGTCTTGTTGATAGGAACGGTAGACTGTCTCAGGATGTCATGATATACTGATACCGCGAAGCTGGTATTTGGCGTGGTGCCCAGTGTGACGTTAGCAGAAGTCGAGCTCACGATGGTAATCGATCGGCCGGTGCGATTCAACATAGAGATCGGCTGACCGGCCGGGAACATCAGTTGGTGATTAGCCGAAGCAGAATACGCCGGCGTGATCGCAGTATTGATCTGAAGAGATGTCGCATTGACGATAGACGTAATGACGGCGGTGTTATTAGTCGTAGAGTTAGATACTCTTAGAACATCGCCGACACGGTAGGTAGTAGTAAAGGTCGTGCTATTACCGGTAATCACATTACCAGAAGTAGTAACCGTTCCAGAGTTATTCGTGCTAAACCCGTTCTGATACGGGATGAGGATGAAAGTCTCCATCTGAGTCTGACTTAGAGTACCAACACCGTATGTGAAGATCTCAGAGCCTGTACCAGAAGCAGCGACGATTGGAATGTTTAGATTGCCGGTGGTGTCAAAAGTAGAGTTGGCTCGATTGCGATACGTGAACGCAGAGTTGGTGATCGAGTTAGATTGAACTGCCTTCTGACCGAACGGGAATACCATCGTACTGATGGCGTTCTCTTCCAGCTTAGCAATGCTGGTATTGCTGGCGTAGTCGTATGTCAGGACGATATCCGTCATCGCCTTGACAGTTGAAGACGGGTAGTATACGACGCTCTTCGCCTGGCTAAAGTTATAACCGGCATTCATCTTGATGTTGAAGAGGTATACGATATACTGTGCATCTACTCCTGGAGTGCCAGTGAAATATTCGATGCCACGAATATAGGCGGTACCAATCTTCTTGCTCTGATAAGCAGTGTTAAGGAACGTGCCGTTAGTGATGGCGCTATACGCCACGGAGTGTAGTTCTACCTGAGCGATCGAATCTGTATTGAAGTCGCCTACAAACTGAGATCCGTATATGTAGTAGCCGAAGTTGGCCGACACGCGGGCGTCGAAACGCTCGGTATCCAGACCCTTTCTCAGATCTACCGCATTGCGATTCAGAAACTCTACTCTGTAACCCTTGGCATAAGCCAGACCGGGCGAAGAGATCAGGTTTAGATGTGTGGTATTTGCAGAAGTATTGGCCGTATCATTATTGGCTTTCTTAGTCTCTGTGGTCAGAAGAAACGGGTTGACCACGAAGTCGCCGTTGGTCTCGAATGTTCTCTTGGCCAGCTGAGTTCCTAGCGCCGAGTACTGCGGATCGTTCTTGATAGTGACCGGCTTACCGCCGCTGAAGTCGCAGAGCGAGAAGAACGGAGAAGTATTAGAGGTGTCATCAAAGGCGCGAATGATCAAGTCCGGCGTCAGCTTCAGACGATGAGCGCCCGGAGCTCCGTAGTTTGGAGCGCCCTGAGCGTTGTCGTATAGCTGCGTGTTAGAAGCCGGAGTCTCGATGTCTTCGATGACGCCGAATCCGACTGACACGTTGTTCGGCTGATTGCTATACGGTTCTACGATCGTCGTCTGCGTGGGAACACGAATGAAGTATCCTTTCTTGAATACCACACCCTCCGTGACCGTCATGGCATAGCCGTAACCGGCGCTATTAGCCACGGTGGCTACAGTCACATTACCCACTGCCACGTTTGCAGACGTGGTCAGGACGAGGTTATCGGCATTCGCGTATACAGACTGGCCGTTAGAACCCGAATTTAGATACTTGACATAAAGAGTGTTTAGATCTGGAGCCTGCGACTCGTATCCCTGCGTGGCATTTACTACCACTGCTTTCAGGTTATTTGAGTTGGTGACCGTCTTGCCTACCAGATCGGCGATGGTAAATGCAGATCCGTTAGAGTAGGTATCCTTGATCTTTACGTAGGCGTACTTGTTGTCGAACGAGAACGCGCAGCCCTCGATAACAGAGCCTTCCTTGTAGATGCTGCGACCGAACTTGTCGATCTGATCCTGAAGGATGCTCTGGACCTGATTCATCTCACGCGCCTGGACGGGTACTCCAGGACGATACAGGACGGCGTACTGATTGGCGTTAGCCGAGAAGTCGTCGAAGTAAGGTGATAGCGACAGGTCGGTATCTAGGGCCATTAGTTCCTCTAAAACTTAATGATGATATTTACTTTCTCACTAGAGGTATTTGACCTCTCGAAAGGCATAATATTCTCGATATATGTGGTCTGGCCGCTGTCTCTGACCAGCTCCGGATAGGTAATAGCACCCTCTAGGGTAGTCAGGCCGTTGGCTCCGGAGTTTGCGCCGACGATCTGATAAGACGTACTAGTCTCAAAGATATTATAGACATTATATAGGACCAGGGCAGAGTATACGCTGGTGACATTACCGATCGCTGTATTGGATCCATTATACAGGACGTCGCCCACTCCGATAGTACCATTTGCAGCAGTGCACTTGATATAGATGCCGTTGGAAGACAGCGCGATGGCCGTGCCACCCGTCGTGCTATGTAGATAGTCACCGGTATTTACATCGATAGCATTGGAAGACAACAGGATATCTCTGTCATTATTCCAAGTCATGACGGTACCGGTACCGTTCGAAGTCTGCTGTGTGACTACCTCGAACTGCTGAAATGTTCCGTTGTTGGATGTCAGGGGTATACGGCAGGTCTGTGTAAACTTATGACCAAAGTCTGTAGTTGCATCTACAGAGTCATTGGCGATACGAATCGTCACTACGTTGGCATAAGCATTCGTAGTAGCGTCTGACAAAATATCATTGGCATTGAAGTGACCCTTGATATTGCCTACTCTGATGCTATTGTTTGATACGATCTGAGTTATTGTGGCAGTGGCTCCCGATGTAACTTCAGATACGGCCTCGACGTTTGATAGCAGTCTAAAATAAGAGACGCTAGAATTCGTCATGCCTCCTACCTGCGTGGTCATGACGTTGGCCCTTGCGCCAGATCTTAAACCTATGATAGAAGTATTGGAGTTATTCACCGTGTTGGTAATGAACGGAAGCCCCAGCGCAGTATTTGAGAACGTGCTATTGCCGATTACATTCTTCAGCTCGATGAAGCCGGACGTGTTGTTCACGGTATTGGCATACACTACTATGCCCGCCACGCTGGTAGTATTCTGAAGTACTACTTCGCCCGGAATGAATGTACCAGTGCTGTTGCCGAGGTAGAGCTTTACTCTATCATAGCTATTCAGCGTAAGAGTAGCGTCTTCGAACGTAGGATCCTCGAGGATACCGACTCTTCTATACTTACCGGATACTGGATACTTGAAGCTCTCATTATCGCCGTTGGCGAATGTCACAGAGATTCCGACATACTTAGCGCCGAGTTCCATGTATGTATTGGCGCCATGACCGAGGACCGGGCTGATGGCGGCAGTAGCTGCTGCGCCAGATCCGTACTGATTATTTGATGTGATCGCGACATTGGCCGTGGTGTAACCGGTGCCATGATTGATCATGATGATGTCAGAGATCTCACGATCCGGATTATTTGTGCTGATGTCCACGTACGCATAAGCAAGTGCGCCGTTACCGTCGCCGCTGATGGTCACCTTCGGCGAGATGATGTATTCAGTCAGCATATTAGGTGTGACTGTCGTGCTTAGCACTGTGGCGTTACCTACGACCGTGCCCAGCGTGTTATTGATGTATAGCGGCAGGCCGACTTCGAACGTGCCGTACGGATCGCTTACGGTGATGTTCGGAAAATCCATCACGCTTGAGATGTAGGCAGAAGTATTTGAAGACTGGCCGGTGACGTAGTATCCCGCCTGAAACGTACCCGGTCCTTCGACAGAGGTCAACTCTAAAGCCGAGGCGTTAGAGAACGCCACGATCGCTTCGGCATCCTGATACGTACCGCCGATAGTATCATACATCTTCACCAGCTCGCCGGCTGAGAAACTGGCGCCGGCCGGAGTGGTGTTGGAGATAGAGATGTTTATGCCGTCAAGGTTGACATACGAGATCGTACCGTATCTGTTGACCGCGCCGACCGAAGTAGGAGTCGTCGCAGACGGCAGAGAATGATGCACAGTAGAAGTGATGGTATTGCCGATATATGTGGCCGAAGTGGAATCGGTCGTGTTGGCGTCCAGGATAATGATCGTGCTATTAACAGCGGTGATTCTTCTGAGAGGATTTGTCGTATTAATAGAAGTATTCGGACCCACGCTGATATAGTCGCCGACAGCATAGTCCGTGGTAAATGCGGTGCCAGTATTGGCGATGACGAAGTTATTGCCGGCGATGATGGTAACGTTGCCAGACTTGGTCACGAAACTCTGTGTGGTATTATAGACCGGTATGTTGGCGCTAAAAGCAGCCGAGGCATTGTTCTTAGAGATCGTGAAGTTAGAAGAGTTGGCAAACTTGATTATGCCCGTGGCACCGGTGCCCGGCTGGAACAGAGTGTCATTTAAGTTGAAGTAGCCCTTGTCATAGTAGTGGGCCATGCTCGTGGCGTTCTGTGAAGCTGTGTCTCCGACTTCGATAGTGCCCTGAGGATTGTCCAGATTCAGGTTGACATAGACGTCGAACGGCCGATCGACTCTTAGCGCGCGATCCAGTCCTCTATACTCTGCCACAGAACGGATCTGACCGGCTCCGCCACCAGATTTAAGATAGATCGAAGTACCAGTGTAGTAGTTATCTACCTGAGAAGAGTTGTTCGGCAGGAATACGACGTAGCCGTTATTGGCTACGCTCAGAAGAAAGTCTTCCTCGTAGATGTCGTAATTTGTGCCGGTATTAGATATCGTGATGTAGTCGATGGTGCCCGGAACGGCAAATGATTCTACGTCGTTGTTTACTGTGACGGGAATATAAGAGCTGGTAGTGAATTTAGTGTTGGCGGCAGTTTCCACTGTGTACATGTACTTCCATACGTAGCCGTCAGAAGTCTTAAAGGTTCCGGTAGTCGTGGTCAGTGACGGCTTGATGGTGGACTGCGCATTGGCATTATTATAGATGCACTTATATACCTGCCCGACGTCGTTCATCACATAGAAGTCTTTATCTATCAGATCCGCATCGTTCTGTGAGTACTGAGCGTAGACCGTGTTGCTGGTCCATTCGATCTTACGCAGCATGTAAGATACGTCGTTGTTGGTAATCAGCTTACCGTATATCATATCTCTATATAGAGATAGTTCTGTCTGCTCTACAGACGCGTTGGCAGTCGGCGGATCGTTGTCGTCTGTCCACGGATTTGGACGACCGACGAAGATGTAGTACGACTTACTCAGATCCTTGATGTTCTGAATAAAGCTGTCGATGTTGTCGATAGTCTGATTTACTGTTAGGACTGCCATTTCTCAACTCTGTTTTGAGATATTTATCACTAAGTTATGGAGAAGCTGACAGCATTTGCAGCCGCAGTTTCGACTTCTGACTTGAACCAGTACGTGCCAAAAAGCGCAATACCGGATGGATGTACGAGGTCTCTGACAAATGTCTCGTAAGTGTTGATCATACGTGGCGCGATGATGTCATATGACTGCATCTGCCAGTACTTACTGTCTATGACATGCTGCGTATCACTCAGGAATCCGCTGCGGCTGGTAAACTCGCCGGCGCCTATGCCCTGAGAGTCTACCACGAGTCGACCACTGACTACAGTCTGGTTTTCTGTATTTGCAGAGACCAGATTGGCGGCATTCTTTGGCGAGTAGCCGAAGCCCGCATCGTAGACGTCTACAGCAGTCACCACGCCCTCGGCCTGACCGGCTTTAGCCAGTACGATGGCATTGAATCCCTTGTAGCCGTTACGATCGGGGATCTTAAGATCGTAGATATCCTGCTGCATGATACTGACCGTAGGATCGCTGGCATAGCCAGAACCGGGATTAATAGAAGTAAGATACGTTATGGTGCCGACTTCCAAGTCGTATACATCCAGAGCATTACTTATGGTCTGGTCTAGATTCTTTTTGGTCAGTGTCGGGGTACCGAATCCGGTCCAGTCGGTATTTCTGGTTACGGCTGTAACTGTAGCTATCGTGCCGTTTACTGTGTAGATATTAGTTCCTGGAATGAAGTAGCCAAAGTTATTTCCGGTGACTTGAATGCAGGTAGTATTGGCGGCAGCGATGGTGCCGTTTCCGTATGAATTCTGTACCGGCAACACGTTGATGACTGACACCACGCTGCTCGTGGTATTACTTATGAGTCTTACGCCACTGGTCAGATTTGCGTTTTGAACGCTGCTGCCATAGACGTATAGCATGCTGCCGTTTACGCGATAGGCTTTGAGGCTAGTGATACCTAGAGACGAATTAGACAGATTCTCGCCGTTGGCTAGGTTATTGTTAGTGATATAAGAGACGTCTATGGGTCTGAATACGTTTCCAGTAGTATTACTGCGTACTATGCCGCCGGTCTGCAGACTGAAAGCCGGTCCAGAAATGCCGGTATAATACACATTGCAGCCGACCGTCATATCATCTATCTGAACGCCAGTAAAACCAGTAATCTTATCTCTGTTCAGCGTAAAGATCTCGCGATCGGTCAGCCCGCCTACCTTAAATGTAGCACCAGTACCCCCACCCTTTACTCTGACGATGGTGTTTCCGTTAACATTGGTGTCGTAGTCTGTGAATAGAGAGTATGGATCTTGTAAGCTAATATTGGCCACAGATACCGTAGAATTGGTAGTCGTGGTGCCGATAGACATGATCGTCATGTACTGCGTACCGAGAGTGGAGTTGCCTACTCTCAGAGTATCTCCGACGGCCAGGTTAGCCAGGAGACCGTTGACGAACGTGTTCGTTATTGAATTGGCAGCAGTACCGTTAGAAGATGAGATGACGGTAGTATTCGAACCCACCGTGAACTTCATGTTGGTAGAAGTCCACACGCTGCTGCTCAAGTCGATATTCGAAGTAGCTCCGCCACCCGCTACATGAATAGTCGGATTTAATGAGAAGCCCGAACCGCCGTCTACAAGAGAGAAAGTCACCTTACCGTTCTCGTCTCGTACTGCGGCCACGCGGGCTTTTCCAGAAGCTCCGTCGGCGTCGACGTCTAGGATATCACCGACATTGAATCCAGAACCGCCGTTAGTGATTGCGATAGAAGACAGCGAGCCCAGAATGAACGGCGCATCCGCTATGGTTATAGCTAGAGAATAATTTGCTTTCTGTGTCGTAGATAGATTATCATACTCGTAGCGACCTATCGTATTTCCTGACGAGTCGACGTAGAGATCCGCGCACATGACGCGATCGCCGTAGTTAAATGTCCCGTACACTTCTGTCAGGACGAGTATGTTTAGAATCTCGTTATTGACGATCTTGGTGTAGTAGTTGTCGACTACGGCAGTACCACGACCGGAGCTGCTGGTGACTATGCGGCCGATTAGATCCGTCAGATAGACGCTATCTGATACCTCGATGTAGTTCGGCTTTACGAACTTGTTGCTGGAAAGCTTGAATAGGTCTTGGCCGGGAATGTATACCTGAATGTCTTCATTGAAGAGGATCCTGAATAGCAGCTCGTATGCTCTCTTCGTACCCTTCGACTTATACAGATCTAGTATGTGCTTGATAAGAAGGCGCTGATCTGCCATCGTGCTCTGCGGGATCGAGAGCATGTACTTGTTCTTAAAATACTTGACGAAGCTAGACAGCGTGGTATCGATATCGCCGTATTCATACAAGCTTCTGGCCTGATTGATCGGGTTGCCGGCTGATTCCATCCACTCGTAATACGCGCGGACGAACGCCATGAAGTTGGGTCCGTACTCTCTATAGAACTCCGGGAAGTGAGTCTGTACGAACGGCGATATGTATTTTTCGATGGTCATTATTCGCTTACGATGCTGATCGACAGGCCGGCGCCAGTATCAATCTCCAAGATATTGTTTCTAGAGCTATAGATGTCCTGATTGACCGGCGAAGCAAATATCTTCAGACCATTTGCAGGAGTAGAGTCATATGGCATCGCCCTGATAGAAACATATCCGGTGTTATAGTTTACGCTGCCGACTACAGAATAACTTACTGTTGAAGTATTTAGAGTCTGCTCTACGCGATAGATGTTTCCACTGGTATTAGTCACTCCACTGATATAGTCAGTAAAGATATATGACTTACTATTTGATGAAAACTTATTACTTAGAATAGAGCCCTGCTTAATGGCGTTGCCATGGAAGTCTGCTATCAACGGCGAGTTTGTATATGACTCCAGATCAGCAAACTTCCTGTACATATATGGAGTAGTTTCATTACTTATGATGCTGGTGTCAGCCAGGTTGATGCTGCTCATTAGATTCGACAGACGGAAATTGTATCCCAGTCTCATCAGGTAGTCTGTATTATACGTAGATATAGCATTGACCACGACAGTATTCATCTGCGCCGCAGTCAGCCCGGTCTGATTGAAATCTACGTGTACCTTCGAAGCTAGCGTCAGGTAGATATATTCAGGATCGATCAGGGTAGGCGTGATGCCGAGAATGGCTCTGGGCTGAAGGAACGCCAGAAGATCTGCTTTACGAATATCTGTCAGCGGATTACCGGAATACGTGCTGCACGAGATATAGACCTTTCCGTATTCTACGTCTCCGAACTGTGAGACCGTCTCGCCGCCGTAGGCGTTTATGCTCTCGATATCTGGGAAGTTGGCAGTAATAAGGTCGATGTAGTCTTGTGTGGTGACCGCTCGTTCCTGTGTCTGAAAATGACGAGGCGCGTTGTATCTAATGGATTCTATCGACTCTAGCGCCGCACCGTCTGCAGATGAAGAGACGGTAGTTACACTTAGCCCGGCAGTGACCTCGGTATTATTAATGGCTCCCAGATCATTTTCCGGAGCAAAAGTATCTACAGCATTGGCCAGCTCGCCGGAGCAAGAACGATACTCGGCCGTAATTACAGAGCCATTCAGCGGCTTACGACCACACACGTCGTCGCCAAAGGTGATCTGATATCTTCCGTCGATGTCGGTCTGTAAGAAGTAGACCGAAGAGTTGCCGGTCAGACCGAATAGACTATCTGCTCTTAGATACTCAGAAGTATTGGCGCCGTTGTTCTCTGAAACTACCACCATCAAACTATCGGTGTCGATGTTTGGATTTAATAGAGTAAACTTCTGCGTGACGTCGGAATAATCGATGACAAAGGCGTCTTGAGAATATGAACCCTCATAGATGTTTACATTAGCCGCCAGGAAAGTATTGTTTCCCGAAGTCAACGTGATGGTCTTATCCGTAGTAAACGTATAGTTGCCGTTGATATTTTTGCCGGTGAACGAAGTACCTTTGGGTACGGTAAGCACTACTGCATTGGTAGTAGGGATCGTTATATCTATCGTGGCGCGAGCCGAACGTCTTGATCTCGGGATATAGTTCAGCTCTTTGGCATGAGACACCACCGAAGAACGAAGCTGTGCAGAATCCAGGAACATCTCAGAAGCAGTCATGTTTAGATAGAATGCATTCTGGAAAGTATTATAAGCCAGCACGTCTAGGAGGACATTCATGTTCGAGCCCTCGTAGTCGTAGTCCTTGAAGGCCGACTGAGTGCTGAGAAATGCTTTTAGACTATTCTTTAAAGTATCGAAGTCCAGCGAGGCCAGACTTAAAGAAGCGTTTGCTGTTGCCATCTTATCTTACTCGCTGAAGGATTAGACTCACCGAAGTCGGTTCAGACTGATTTATGATATAGAAGAATATGTTCACTGTAAATTCATTTTGATCCGCATTGGGAATGACCTGTACCGTCAGATCGCTTGCCGATATACGAGGCTCATTCTGTTTTAGAGTATTTAGTATGTCTTTTTTCAGGTCATCTGCAGTGAAATTGGTAAACGGCTCGAATAGCATATGACTAACGTTGCCGCCTACGTCGGGCTGGAATGGTCTCTCGCCAAGGTTTGTCAGAACCAGATTACGCACAGACTGCTTTACGCTATTTTCGTTTCGTAGGCGGGCCAAGTCATTAGACAGCGGGCTCTTGTCAAACGAGGACAAGAAGTCGCTGAAGTATTCCTGTTGGAAGTCTAGTTGTGTTAAGTAGTCTATTCTTGCCATGGTTCCAGTATTTATGGGAGCTTCGGAATGATACTGCTAATCGTATTAGCCTGCGAGGTGATCGTATTAGCCTGAGTGATGATCGTATTCGCGGCGTTGGTGATGATGATATTACCATTGGTGCTGATAGCACCAGACGCATCCAGAGTAATAGACGAAGCCACTACCTTGTACTCGCCCGAGACCTGAAAATTACGATTGCCCAGAGTGAGTTCGGTCGAGTCTCCCTGGACAACGGCCGTGAGATTCCTGCCGACTACCACTGCCATGTCCTGACCGGCAGAAGCATATATGTTTTGATCTGCAGTGGCAGTGATGTTTTGTCCGGCCGTAACTGTGGCGCTCTGACCAACGTGTAATTCTGCGTTCTTATTGACACCGGCCGTCATACTTCCGCCCACAGAAGCAGTCACGTCGCCATTGATTTCCAGGTGCGCATCTCCTCCTATCACCAGCCGAAATAAGCCGCCGATCTTGATGTCACCGTTCTTGTCGACCGTGATGGTCAAGCCGCCCTTATTATACTTGTAGTCGTTGCCAGAGACAAGTTCTACTTTGCGGCCGTCTTCTGCTATCTCGAAATAAGTACCGGCTCGATGGCCCATACGAATGCGCTCGCGGCCTGGCGTGTCGTCCCAGTGCATCTCATGACCGGAGCGTGTGACCATCGCGCTGTTATACGGATATTCTGGTGCCGCTGTTGACGGCGGCAGGCGCGTATTTGCCTGCGAAGACTTAGTTAGTGTCTCGGTATCTGAGCCAACGGCGCCTACTGAATTACCAGAAAGACTATACGTAGGAAACTCAATAGACAAATTAAGCTCCCATTCCAAACTGTAAAGCAGTCTGTATTGACTGCTGTTGCTGTTGATCCTGTGCCTCGCGCTGCTCTAACTGATTTAGAATAGCTAGATTTTCTTCGGCTGTATTTACGGGCACATTAGCTTCTATAAACTGTTCTTGGGCAGCAGTAATAGTCTGTGGAGCTGCATTTGTATCTAGATCGGAAGCAGACATGACAGGAGGAGGCAACTTAATTTCGGCCACATCTTGATACGGGTCTGTAAGATCTTTGTTCTTAGATGGTGTAGTTGCGGCTTTAGAAGACGTAGAAGTAGGCGGATCTGGAACGGGCGGCGGTTCCGGCGATGCTGCCTTTAGAGCATAATCACGCAGTTTATTCGTTACAGCAAAATTTGCCGCGACTTGATTTACGATAGAAGAAAATCCGCCGCCGACTACTCCCGCAAGACCTAGCGCCTGATTCATTATCCCGCCGACTGCGGTACCACTTAAAAGACCGACTGGATCTACGCCGGTCACACTGCTTGCCATAGAAATTAGCTGACCTATTCCGGCCGGTGTTTTTGCTAGTTCCTGAATGGTAGCTGGCAGTGCAGCCAGAGCTTGCGCCTCGGCGACTCCCTGAGATATTAATGTCTGAGCCGTACCCAGAGCACCCAGTAGCCCCGTCAAACCACCAGCAAAAGAAGACGCCGCGTCAGTCAAGGTATTTAACATGTAACTACTAGAGAATCCTTCAATCGCCTGAGCCATAGTCCCCGACATATTCAGGGGATCGATCTCTGACATCAGGTTCAACAGATTACCAGTGTGTGTCGTGAGCGCACCAAGACCGGCAGATACTACAGGAAATATTGCGCCGACCTGTGAAAGTGCCGGAAGATTTCTTAGACCTAGAGCTGCGTTAAGATCCTGACCTCTTGCTGAATTTGCTATATCATTGTAGTCAGAATCGATCGCGTATGATCCGTCTACAGTCTGGCCCTTCTTCGTTCGACCGGCAGATACTAGAGTTCCAGTAGCGACGAATGTAGTACGATCACTATCTGCAAAGTATCCGTCGACGACTGTTCCGGGAATAACACCGACTGGTGAAGAAGATACGCCACGAACAGAAGCTCCTGCTCCCATCGGAATACGAACCAGCGCCCAAGGCAGATCTTTATCGGGAACTAGTTCCGTGTTATCGTGCATACCCACGACACGAACCTGAATACGACCCTGCTTCTTGGGATCCATGACATTTACCACGGTCCCGCGCCAGCGCTTGCCGCTATAGTCCAGTGTCCTGTCTACGTTCACTTAGGCGCTCCCTTCAGACACTCCATAACGCAGCTATATCTAGGACGCTCTCCCTCGGGATTGATCATGTGTCGGAGAGATGCTACGATCATCTTACCAGATACGTCAGTATCTTGTTTGCTATTTGAAGTAAGCGAGTTCTGCTGTTTGATCTTAGCTTCGATAAGGTCGCCGGCTTTTAGCTTAGCGTCTCCAAATACGCGTAGCTTGATAAGACTCTGCATTAGATTGCCTGAATAGGCAAGCTGATTAGGCGTAGACTCTGGAATGTTAGTGATAGGTCGACGATTATCATATGGCATCGTGGAGTTACGGCCGGGATACTTACCGAACTTAGCCGCAAATGAAGACTTATTCCACGAACCGGATCCACCAGTCTTATCGGAAGTACCAGGAAAATCTACTGATTGCGAAAGATACTCATTTGTCTCGAAATTGAATGTACTAATTCTCGATTTAAGAGTACCGGTGTCAATACGATCGACTGCATTAATAAGATGCGGAAGCTCGTATCCAAATATGTTGTTTTCGGTCATCTTCATGATATCTGTGCCGACCGTACTATCTTGTACAAAAGACTTTACTGGATTACCTTTGAACATACTCTCGATGGTAATGAAGTTGAAGCCCTTCTGGTTCTCAAAAAACACGTAGCTGGAAGACTGGTTCTTCGAAGACACGGCCATTCTTTTCATTCTATCTATGAAGTCCCAAGCTTTTTCATTGCCCGCGATTATATCCTGTATGCCGCGAGTATCTTCGACATTAATTTGCTTGCTAGTCTTGAGATAGCTTTTTAAGACATCCTGCACATTGGCTGATATCAGCTTCTTAGGGTAGCTCTTGTGTATGTATCCATGGAAGTCCAAACCACCCGCAGCATAGAAAGCTTCTTCAGAAGCGCAGATCAAAGTAAACGTACGTGACTTATACTGAGAGCTGGGAGCTAGATTTTGCGCTTTATTAATCAGAAATTTGTATGCGGCCTGCTGACCGCCGGGAGCCTGAAATGTTATGGTGAACGGCTCGCCACCAGAAAGATTTAGGCCGGCAAATAGAGCGTCGTCTGTATCTCTGACATTGAATTCAGCCACGACGCAGGGCGTAAAGATGCTCTCGTAGATCGAGCCAGATATGAAGCCTGACTTAATAGTACGACCAGCGATCGTCATACTATTGATGATCAGGTCGCCGGGCTGATACGAGTTTAATGCCATACTAGAGTAGTCCTGCCAGCGTATCAGCGGCCGTCTGTGCTACTTCACCAGCCCGCGCCGGATCCAAGATTCTGATGGTGCGATTCTTGGCGTTACGCTCAAATTCGTCCTCGTATATGGTAACGGGCGACCAGTAGATAGCTTCTTCTGCTACGATGTTATTTGCCAGAGAAGTGTATGAAGTGACGGCACAATTCGCTTCGCTCTCTGTGCCGTAGATATAACTGCTAGTCGTGCTAAAGATGTATCCGGTCTGGACAGTGTCCACGTATCCGGTCGTGTGCTGCACCGTAACAGTGGAAGAGTTTGAAGATAGGATCTGCGCGTTTCCGGATACCGTAGATACGAACGTATTGGTCGACGTATTGGCGTATCCGAGCTGTATGTTCACGATCTCGTTGTTGGTAAAGGCAGAGTTGCCCGTAACGGCGTATCGTACTATCTTATTGGTATGAATGACGTCGTCGATTTTCTTTCTCTTATACGCCGTAATATTAGTACCGGTAAGTACCAGCTCGTAGTATCTCTTAGCAGTATCGAAGTACAAGTTGCCGCTGGCATCATACTTTGGAATATCGGGCAAGCTATCAAATTCACCTACTGTAATGACGTTCGAATCATTATACCAGTTATTTCTGTAGTATGCAGTCTTGGCAGTGATCTTGTCTACGTTGCCGTATTTCTTCATTAGATAGGCATTGAATACTTCATCAGTCATGACCCAGTCATAGTACGGATCAGTGATACCGTTAGACAGGTATATGATCCAACTCATATACTCATCATTCAAGATTCTATCGGCTAATTGATCTGGCCTCTCGTAGTTCTGTATGTCATATGGATAATACAAAAATGCGTTATTGGCTGGAAAATCACGTACGACTACTCTCTCAGTTATGTTAACTGCGAGTTGGTTGTTATAGGTAATGAGAGGAAACTTATTGAAGTATTTTTCAGACATGTCTCAACTACGGATTATTTGGGCTGTATCCTCCGGTGACCGGAAGATCGTTTGGACCGGTTGGTTCTTTGGCTGGATCGAAGTCAACCTTCGTCCAGTACTCGATTTCTTTTAGATTCATTGACACGTCGATTTCAGTAGGAACGTTCTGTGAACCCTTGAAGAAAGACGGCGTCTGGGCCGGTGCATAGTTTGCCGTGAAGCTAGTGATTACGCACGGCTTGAATCTATAGAGATAGTTATCTCCACCGAAGAATCCTACCTGTATCATGTGCGGATAATTCATAAGTGTGCCGCTAGTCTCGGTGGCGATATCTGGCAGCAGCGCCCACTTAAAAATTGTTATGATCTTATTGATTATTCTGGCTTCTTCTGGATCGCGTGGAATAAACTTCCAAGAAAAATTATGCTCTTTGAAACTTGGCTGCTTGAACAACACAGTTAGAAATGGATTTTCTGCTAATCCTAGAGGCTGAATTATATCAGAAAGAGAGAGATTAGTTTCTAGAGACTTGCCAAGATCTGCAGCTGTCCTTCTTGTTTCTTCGATTCCTAGACCCTGTACAAATCCTTGAGCAGCTGAACCGACGCCGGCCGCGGCTGTCTTGATGTTATCTAACATATTACCATTGAAATTGCCAGTGGATAAGATCTGTTCCACTGTGGCTCCGACGATCGGAGACTGACTGTGATCGGTCCAATTCATTGAAAACTTGTCTGCAATATTCTTTGCTACAGGAAGACGAATCGTTCCTTTTGGCTTTATGTATGGCTGATTAAATATTGAGCGTCTCTTATATTGCATAATGTCAAAGCTCATACTCAGCGGATAGTTTGGAAGGTCTCTAGGAAACACTAGCTTCTGAGGAATAAGCTGATTGGGTTCGAATGGTCTTCTGTTGACAACTGCAAGAGCTGTAGTCGCAGCCCCTACTCCTAAGCCGGCTGCCCTTACGACATCACTATTTCTTACTGAGTTTATACCGGCGAACACCGCGTCGAAACGAAAACCCATACTTTTTCATCTTTCCTATTGATTTGTTTCTATTTATCACTAATAAATAGCGTCATGAAAGGTTTCTTCAAGCCCCAGAATCCCGTCAAATACAAGGGTGACCCCACCGGCATCGTCTACAGATCCAGCTGGGAGCTCAAATTCATGAGTTATTTGGACAAACACGACGACGTAATCGTATGGCAGTCAGAAGAACTATTCATACCGTACCGGTCGCCAGTGGACAATAAGATCCATCGTTACTTCCCAGACTTCGTAGTCAAGAAGCGCGATAAAGATGGCACAGTTAAGACTGTCATGATCGAGGTCAAGCCGGAAGCACAGACCAAGCCGCCCAAAAAGCCGTCCAAAGTCTCAAAGAGGTATATCAACGAGGTGTATACCTGGGGCGTAAATGAGGCCAAGTGGAAGGCAGCCAATGAATTCTGCATGGATCGGGGTTGGTCATTTCACGTATTTACTGAGAAGCAATTAGGAATCAAATGGTAACCACCGTATTTCAGAATATAGCAGCAGCGGCTTCGGATGCCAGCATAGTAGATGCTCGTAAGTGGTATCGTAATCAGGCATCACTAGTAAAGAAAGTAAATGCCAGAGAGATCATCGATCCTAAGAACGTGCGTTCCAACATAGGAATGCAGAACCTCGGTCAGATGTTCATGTTCTTCTACAACCCTAAGCTGAAGCAGTCTTTGCCCTATTATGACATGTTTCCGCTGGTATTTCCTGTAGAATTATACAGCGACGGCTTCCTGGGAATCAATTTGCATTATTTGCCACGAAATTATAGAGCCAAACTCATGGATGCTCTATATACTACAATAAATAATAAGAAGAGTGATAAGAGTACTAGACTAAGATTGACCTATGACGTACTCAGGTCGGCGACTAGTATGAGATACTTCAAGCCGTGCCTGAAGAGATATTTAGCCGGTCACATTATGCAGAAATTCATATACATAGATCCTGAAAATTGGGACAAAGCTTTAATGTTGCCGACAGAAAGATTCATGAAGAAGCCCGTCTTCTCCGTACATAGAGAGAGCGTAGAGTCTCTAAGAGCTGGACCATAATGGGATTCGACGTACAAATCTTTAAGTCTCATCTGGAAAAGACTGGCACTCTACCCACTAACAAGTTCGAGGTAGAGATTCCGGTTCCACGCGTTCTGTACAATACTGAGGTCGTAGTAGGTAACTCTCGTAGGCCTCAGCCGACGTTTACCGAAACGCTAAGCTTCAGAGCCGAATCTGTTCGTGTTCCGGGCGTGTCTATGCAGGTCACGCCGGTCAACAGATACGGCTACGGTCCTCTGCAGAAGTTTCCATATAACGCAAACTTCACAGATACCTCGATGACGTTCATCGCGGACAAAGACAGCCTCGTATGGATATTCTTCTATAACTGGCTCAATAACGTATTTGCTTATAGTTCAGCAGACGCTCCAAACACAGAGTCGTATCTAAACTATCGCTCAAACTATATGACAGACTATGCCGTAGATCCTAAGATCCATGTATACGATAGTGACGGCAAGCTTTCTACTTCGGTAGAAATGTTCGACTTCTATCCCATAAGCATGAATGATATCTCTCTGGGATGGGGCGACAATAATCAGCTAAAAAGAATCACGGTGACATTTACATTTCGTCACTGGAGATTTACTAACGTTACCACGACCGACGGTTCGACTAAAGCTCCTGAACCGCAAAAACTGGTCATACCTCCGCGCGGTCAGGTAATCAATACGGCTGTGAAAAAACTCTTCAATTAATCTACATCAATAGGACTTCGTAATGACTCTGCCAAAGATCAGTCATCCCACATTTAAAGTAACTGTTCCGTCTACCAAGAAGCAGCTATTGTTTCGTCCATTCCTGGTCAAAGAAGAAAAGATCCTTCTGATGGCCAAGACTTCAAATGATAACAACGACATCCTCTCCGCTATAAAGCAAGTGGTAAACAACTGCTGCGAAGAAAAAGGATTCGACGTCAATAAGCTAGCGATCTTCGACCTAGAATACTTGTTCCTGAAAATCAGATCCAACTCAGTGGGTAACATCGTTCCCCTGTCTTTCAAAGACCTCGAGGACGAAAAGGAATATAAGTTTGAAGTCGATCTAAACCAGATCGAGGTCGAGTATCCAAAGGACGCAGACAACAGGATTAAGATCAACGACAAGGCGGGCATGATCATGCGCTACCCGAGCGCTGCCCTGTATGATGACAAGAGCTTCTTGTCTCTCGGACAAGACGCCATGTTCGAGCTGATTATTCGATGCGTGGATAAGATCTATAGCGGCGAGGACATGTACGATCCTAGCAGCTATACGAGAGAAGAGCTGACGAACTTCGTAGACAACCTAGACGTAAAGACGTTCGAGAGTATTCAGGGATTCCTGTCAAATGCTCCGACGATGAAACACGTATTGTCTTATAACAATTCTCTAGGAAACCAACGTAAGATCGAGCTAACGACTCTAAACGATTTTTTTACGTTGCGCTGAGTCATACTTCTCTCGAAAACTATTACAAGACAGTTTTCGCCCTGGCTCAGCATCATAAATACTCCATTGCAGATATCGAGAATCTGATTCCGTTCGAGCTCGACATCTATGTAACTATGCTGAAAGAATATATCAGTGAGCAAGAAGAGAAGCAACGAAACAGCGGCGCCTAATGAAAAAGAAGACTCGCGGCCAGAAGAAAGAAACCGATAAAGAACCGGCGGCCGTAGCTCCCGGAACGGCCGATCTGAGTAAGTTCATAGATGACATGGTCGCGGAAGACGCCGTTGGTTCAGAAAAACTTGATACCAAAGAAAGCGTCAACAGTTTCGTAGACTCGATGGTGTCTCTTTCTACAGACACCGCCAAAGAAAAGAAAGACGGCATAAAGCAGAAGGCTCGTGAAAAGAGCAAGGGAGCCACCGGTGGCATGTCTAAGTCTCTAGACTATGCCATCAAAAATCTGACTAATATCGAGAAGCAGAATAAAGAAGGTATCGCAGAGAATAAGCGAGACATAGAAGAAAATCACCAGGCCATCCAGCGCCAGGCTACTTCTATAACGATGCTGCAACATCAGATGCAGGATTTATCTCGCAAGACTGCTCGTGCGCTGGGCATGCTCAGCGAAATGAATAAGAAGCTTGATGCTCTCAAAGACTATATCGATGAAAAAGTTCAAAAGCTGCCGGAAGAAGAAGACAAGAAGTCTTGGGGAGATATCCTCGACGCTAAAGTCGGCGCCGGCCTTAAGAAAGTTGGTAGAGCCGCCGCCCGTGGATTAAAAGCCGCACCGGGATTCTTGAGAGCTGCCGCCGGACCCGCCGCACTAGGCGCTACGGCTGCCGCTCTATATAACATGAGACAAGAGACTCTCGAATCAGACCTAGGCACGGCATACGAAAAGGGCGACCTGAATAAGATCAAGAATCAGGCAATCCGTCAGGGTCAAACTGGAATGCGTGCTACAGACGCAGAGCTAAAGAGCGTCATCGACGGTGGACCGGAATTAGCTAAAGATATCCTAGAGAGGGGCGGCCGAGACGTAGAACTATACGGCGGCAGACAGAACCTTGAGAAGCTGGCGGCCGGCGAAAAGCTTTCAGTAGAAGAACTGAAAAAGGGTACTGAAGACGTCGGCGTAAAAGCAGTTCAGAAGAAAATAAAAGAAGCTAAAGAATTAGGGCCTGCCAAAGGACCTCAGGAATCTACTGCAGTAAAAGCTGCGAGAGCAGAGACCGGCGCGGGCTCCGCGGGAGGAGCGCCGGCCGGCGGCGGGGCTGCTTCTGGTAAAAACGCTACGCCTACTGGAGCGCCAGGCGCGGGAGGTCTAGGAAATACTTCCATGGATACTTCAAACGCCACTGGAGTAGGAGAGACTGCGACGGCCACAAAAGCTATGCAACTGCTATCGGCCAAGGGATGGAATCAAGAACAGGCTGCAGGCATCGTCGGCAACCTGCAGGCAGAGTCTGGACCGGATATGAAGACCAATGCTGTCGGCGATGGCGGCAAGGCATACGGTATCGCTCAGTGGCATCCGGATAGACAAGACAGATTCAAGAAGCAATACAAAAAAGATATTAGAGAAGCTGGCTTCGAAGAACAGCTTGACTTCCTAGACTGGGAAATCAAGAACGTAGAGCTTCAAGCATATAGAGCGTTAAAAGAAGCAAAGAATGCTCGTGAAGCAGCCATAGCTTTTGATCAGTACTACGAGAGATCTAGCGGCGCTCACAGAGCTCAAAGAATAGCCAACGCCGAAGCTATCATGAAGACCGCAAAAGGCAGTACCGATCAAACTTCAAATCCTACGCCGACATCAGCGCCAGAGGGCTCGATGCCGGATGCCGTTCCATCCACGCAAGAAAAGGGAGTAGCCGCACCTGGCGCTGCGCCGCTCAAGAATCCTGGCGCCGGAGAAGCTAAAGATCAGAGCCAGGGATATAAGCCGTCAGCCGGGGAAGGATCCATGCCGCCGAACGTTCGCCTCGGGTCTGGCGTAAACATATCTGCCGTAGACAAAGACTTGCTGTCTAAGTTCTTCAGCGCGGCAGCAGAGTACGGAAAGCCGGTGACCATCGAGTCTGCTGCTCGAGACGATAAGAAGCAGGCCGAGTTGTGGGTTCGTGGCCGTATCCTTAAGGAACCGGGTATATACATGCCGGCAGCTCCTAGGACCCCGCAGAGAATCACTTATAACGGAAAAGAATACGACGTTCCGGGTGGTGGCAGCGGCAGCTCACACGCAGACGGGCAGGCTCTGGACGTTCCTCAGGCGCCGCAGATGGCGGGTCTTCTACAGAAATACGGTCTGACGATCCCGTTCGGCGGATCAGATCCCGTACATATTCAGAAGATAGGATACACGCCCACCGGTGGCGGTAGTCCCGGAGCGATGGGCGGTGGTCAGTCTGCCCCTAGAGGACGAATGGGCGGTGAAGGATCTAGCATGCCACAGACTGCTTCGCGTGGAATCGATTCTATACTAAGTGCTAGCACTGGCCGCGGTTCTAGCATGCCGTCTGGCATGGGCGCCGCCGCCATGACTCCGGGAATGGGACCGCTGGCTGGTATCCTGAGTACTCTCGCAGTAGGAGGAGCTAGGTCCATGGTTCCTCAGAACCCGATGGGTATCATGGGTCTAGTCGGAAGTCTGCTGAATACACTGAGTCCGCAGAATCGCGGAAACAATCCACAGTTCAACTCAGATAGTTTTAAAGATAATACAGTACCGGCCGCGATGCCTTCAGCCAGTATACTCAAAGAAGTATTTGGCATGGAAATCGAGAAAGCGTATAGGCCATAAAAAAGGGACCCTTTCGGGTCCCTTTCTCACTTATGCTTCGCCGTTGGCCAGCTTCTTGAAGAAGGCGAGATCCTCGTCTTCCTCGCCGCCCTCTTCCATCGCCGGGGCGGGAGCGGGGCGAGCCTTGAGGATCGGCGGGGCCGACTCCTCCTGCTCCATCACGTTGCGAGTCATGCCGTCCATCGGAGCGGCCAGCACTCGATCCAGCTTCTGCTTGAGCTCTTCGTAGCTCTTGAAGTTGCTGGGCGACAGGAACTCCTGCAGGGAGTGCTCCTGCTTGTAGATCTCCTCGAGCTTGGCGTCGTTCTTCGACAGGGGACCCGGCGACATGAACACCGACTTGTCGTAGTTACGGTAGCCCTCGACCTGACGGATCTTAAGGGCGAAGTTAGCGCCCTCCCAGAAGTCGAACGGGTTCATCGGCTTCTCGTCCGGGAACTGCGGGCTCATCACCTCGCCCAGCTTCTCGAAGATCTTCTTGCCGTACTTGAACAGGAAGACCTTGCCGTTGTTCTCGGGGTTGCCGTGATCCTCGACCACGAAGATGTTGGAGATGAAGCTCTGACGACGCTTCTGATCGCGAGCCTTCTGCTTGTCAGCCTCGATGCCGGAGTTCCACAGCTGCGAGTTCAACTCGCCGACGGGATCCTTCTTGCCGATGGTGGTCAGCGAGTTCTCGATGTACCACGAACCCGACGGACCCTTGAAGCCGTGATCGAACATGCGAACGAACGGCACGTCCTCGCCCTGCGGCGGAGGCAGGAAGCGAATCACAGCGTAGCCGTTACCAGCCTTGTCCACCGTCGGTGTCCAGAAGCGGTCGTCGTTCTTACGTTCGGTCTTGGTGTTGAGTTTGTTGAGCTCTTCAGTGAGAGCGGCCAGGGACTTGGTCCCACGCATTTCCTTAAGCTTGGCGAAATCGACCATTGTATTCTCCGTATTGATAGTGTTGCGTTGTATTGATCGTATTTTTTAGGTCAGCGACCTGAATTATTTATACGTCAATCTTGGTTCCCGAAGGATTCGAGAATAATTTTTTTGTACTTACTCGCGTCGATATTCAAGAAGGGCGTATACTTCTTGATCTTACGCGAGGTCTCCTCCCATACTGGATCGTCGGACATAGCTTTGTCCCAGTACTTGATGCAGCCGGTTACCGTGGCGATGATGCACACGGTCTCCAGCGACACATGCCCGCCGAGGTAGTCGGCGATCAGCGGGGGATGGCCGTTGGCCACCACACGCAGATTCTTGTCGAAGTCGGCGTCTAGCTTCTTCAGTTCTTCCTTGAACGAGTAAGCCAGAGACTGCTTGCGCTTGAGCCAAGTAGAGTACTTAGACTCTGACTCCGGGCTGTAAGCGATGTTGCGGATCCACGCCTTGGGATCGTCTAGGATGTTGATCATTAAGAAGTTCAGCGGGTCAGAGTGCTTCGCTACCTTGGCGAAGAACACTTTGTCCGGCCTCTTCTCGAAAGACTCCGGCTTCAGTCTCAGGTTACCGTTATACTGAAAGTAGTTGTATTCGGAAGAGAAGTGAAGCTTCAGAGCCGAGTAGGTCTTAAAACACTCGAAGGGAGTCATAGACACTTGTCGAGTACTTTTAGAAACATCTCGCGGAGCTGCATATCAAACTCACGATCAGAGGCCGAGATCTTTGCGATATAGAGATCAGTAATCAACTGCTTCACATATGCGATATCACGATCTTCTGCTTCGAGCTCGTTGAGTTGTTCTTCCAATCGCTCCGCAGCTCTCTCGTTATAAAGAACGTCGTCTTCCAGATCATCCACACGTTGCTCAAGATCTTCAATCTCGTCAATCAGGTCTTCGACCGTATAGTCTTTGAACCTGGCGTTCATAGTTTACCCTTCTCCACCATGTAGTTTATGAAACGAATGTACAGACCGAGCTCTCTTCCGGAAGCCTCGATCTCCCACGGATGATCCCAGTAGTCGACCTCGTTTAGGTCGTAGTGCTCGCCGTGGAACTTCACTAGGTGCATCATAGACTCGCGCTTGTATGACACGTACCTGCCCGAAGCGTACTGGGCAGCGTGGACCATCTCATGGGCGAGAGTAGTGAGGATGCGCCTCTCGCCCATGTCTTTGTTTATGTAGATGTCGTAGTTGTAGTTACACTTCTTCGGATCTTTATAGCCGCACTCGCCGAGTAGGTCGAGATCCATCTTCCGGAAGTATATGTTGATCTTGATCTTGCGATTGAGCTTCTTATCGAAGATCTTCCGGCCATACCACCTGGCCGCAGTTTCCACGAGTTTCCTGGGAACCTTTTTTGTAGTTCGGCCTCTGATGGTCAGCTTCATCCGTCCTCCGAGCTATTTCGGAGTATTTATACGGGGAGCTGGGACCCCTTCTTTCGCTTGATGTAGTTGAGGTCCTCTGCCTCGGCCTTGATCTTGGCCTTCATGACTCGGTTCTTCTTGACGATGTGAGAGACTGCTTCCACGTCGATGGCTCGAGCCTCACACCAGTAGACCACGGCTTCCATGTAGGTGAGCTGCAGGTCTCGATGTAGAGTCTCGATGTCAGAGATGAACTCGTTCGTATTGATCACGAGATCTGCCGCCACTGACCGCCGGGCTTTCTGATATACAGCTCGCCCTCGTGCATGACGATACTACCATGATGCTTAATATCACTGTAACACTGCGC